GACGCCGGTCATAGCTTTGCGAAAAGCGGCGGCCAGTTCGGCGTTGGTGTGTTTAATCATAGCGGGCTTGGTGTTCATGGTTATTGGTGGTGCGTCAATGACCTTGGCGGACTGTTCCGCATTCGTCAAGCACCTTTCCGCAGGGTAAAGCAGACCCCTAGGCCAGCCCTAGCCTAGCCTACGGACAGCCCAATAGACCCCTCTGGCTTGCCCTAGGAGGCGTTTTGACGGCGGGAACGGAGGAAGACCGCCACCCCCACCCCTAGGCACCCCACGGCCAAGGCCCAGCCAAGGTCGCGGACGGACTTCAGGGCGAGGGTCGCCGTGCTCATGTTGCGCTCAAGGTCAGCCGAGTCGGACTTCAGGCCAGCGTCAGTCACGATCATGACCAGGGCGTCGGTGGACTGCAACTGGTCGAGGACATACCCGGCGATGTAAGCCGAGGAGAAAGCCGAGACTCCCGCGAAGGCCGTGATGAGGGCGACGGCCAGCAGGAGGTTATCGCTTCCGCTTTGCTTTGCTGGCTTTGCCTTTCCCATGGGGTTTGAGTTTGGCGGTGACGGCGCCGACTTCCTTTTCTCCGCGTGCCTTGATGTAGCGCATCAGGTAGTCCAGGCATTCGGGGGCGGCGTAGCCTGCCGCACCGACGACGGCCATCCGCAGGCCCGGGCTGGAGATGTGGTCTTGGATGCCGTAGCCGACCAAGGCGGCGGTGATGGCGGCGGCGAGGACACGGCGCACGACCCAGCCGAAGGACACCGGCTCCGTCGAGAGCAGCAGGCGGGCGGTCATGGCGAGCCCTCCGAGGACTGAAGCGACGACGCCGTCCTTGAGTTCCTTCGGGATGTCCTCGGGACTGATGGGAGCGGGAGGCGGGCTCACGAGATGCGGGGCGGCTTGGAGTTCGGAGCGATGAGGACGCGGCGGTAGTCCTGCGACCAGAGCACGGCGGCGAGGTCTTTGCCGGCACGGTCGACTTGAGTCTCGGTGAGAAAGGGGAACGTGAGATGGATCTGCTCGTGGCACAAGACCTCAAGCTGACGGCGGGCACCGAGGCGGGGGTCAATCTCGATGAGGTTCTCGCCGATGGTGGCCTGACCCCATGCGCGCTCCTTGCCGAGTTTGCGCCAGATGACCTTCGCGGTCTTATGCTTGCGGCGGCTCATCTGCGGGAGGGGTCTTGTTTACGGAGTCGCGAACCTTGTCGGCCAGCCACCACAGGCCGAGGCCGCAGGAGATGACCAGCGTAGCCCCGGCGGCATACTCAAACCAGGGCGAGTCGATGATGAAGGGCACGGCTCCGCAGAACGCTCCGCAGAGGAGCAAGGGCAGGCCGATGCGGGGGCCCATGAAGGCGGTCGTCAGCGCACCGATGACGGCGAGTCCAGCGCCGACGAGCGTCCACGTCTGGGACATGGCGTCCTTCTTCACGCGTTCGACTTCGGCGGCGAGCTCCGCGATCCGGGCGTCACGGGCGGCGAGGGCGGCCTTGTTCGCGGCGACCTGTTTCTCGAGGTCAGCCCAAGCGGCCTCGGCGGCCTTCTGCTTCTCGGCGGCCTTGAGGCGCTGACGTTCGTATTCGGCGGGGGTGGCCTTCTCGGAGCGTTGGCGGGCGAAGGCGAGGTCGCCCTCCGTGGGCTTCGGCAGGAAGGAACCGGCGACGGAGAGTTCGGACTCCACGACGGCGGGCTTCCCTGCGTTATTGGCCTCGCGGGCCACGGTGACGGCGGCGGCCACGCGGGAGTCGATGACGTCGAGCTTCGTGCCGACGGTGTCCAAGCCGACCGCCTTGGGGGCGGGGACAGCCGGAGGGAGTTCGGCTGCGGGCTTAGACTTGCACCCAGCCAGGGCCACGAGGGCGATGACTAGGAGCAAGCGCATGAGGTCAGTCGCGACCCTTGAGGGCGTCGAGGGCCTGACGGCCTTTGGCTTCGAGGGAGTCGGCCTTGGCCTTGTGCTTGCGCATGACGAGGGCTCCGGCGACGAAGCCGACGAGGAGGGCGAGGAGGTGGGTGATCATGTTATTCGTTAGGTAGGAGTTCGACGCGGACGAGAGGGCCAAGGTCGGCGGGGGTCTGCGGGGTGGCGAAGGTGACGACCACAAAAGACCCTTCGGAATAAGCAGGCTCGCCGTTCCACTGCGGGAAGACGGCCTTTAGGAAATCATATGGCTGAGTCAGGGTGGCCCCGCTCATCGTGCATTTGTAGTTAAAGCTCATTCTAGGCAGAGGTATCCTCCATAACAGTGCAAAGAATAACGAACAGCAGCCGAAGCAGTCTGCTCGACCTGTTCGCGATAGATGCCTCCGAAGTCAGCGGTAATGCCAGTTGGTCCGGAGGACGTAGAAGCGGCCAGCGCTCCTTCGATGTAAAGGCTTACGTTTCCTGCGCCGTCGGAGTAAATCATGTAGTCGGTCTGTTCCCTGATGGCTAGGGTCTTCGTCGTATTGACCGAGGTAAATGTCGTTCCATTGTGCACAATCAGCTGAACGACGGAAGAAGTTCCACCAGCCTTCCGCAAACCGATGCCCAAGGATGTCATGTTGCCCGTGGCAAAGCCGGTATAACCGCCGAGAGTAATCAAAGCATTACAATTAGCGTCACCAACATAGGTGGAGTTTGTTGCAGTGGAAAACCTTCCTGCCATCCAAATCTTCTTAGAGAAGTCTATCCTGACTTCATTAGCATTACTTCCGAAAACGGTGTAGGTTGTTCCAGACTGACCTCCAAGGAAGAAAGCCGCACGTCCGGCGCTTGATATGGCATTCGTAAAGACTTCACGAAATCCAGCAAGAAAGCTTGTGACAGCGCCTGATCCAGAAACAGCAGTAGTATTCAGGAAGTCCATTCGTTGAGACATTCCCTGGGCCATCGCAAACTGGATGCCGAAAGGAGTCGGAACCAGAGTGGTCGACGTGCCGGCGTGAGACTCAGCTACGGTCGCGAGTTCGACCTTGCCAGCGGCGGTCGTCGAAGCGGCAGGGACTTCCTGCTGCACGAAGGCGGTGGTCGCCAACTGCGTGGTGTTCGTGCCAGCCGTGGCCGTCGGCGCGGTCGGGGTCCCAGTCAGGGCCGGCGAGGCCAGCGGAGCCGCTCCAGACACGTCAGCAACGGCGAGAGTCACCGCACCAGTGCGACCAGCGACGGAGGTGACAGGCGCCGAAGTCAGGTAGCCAGCGGGGTTCGAGCTCAGCGGGTAGTAAAGCCCGTTGGCCACCGTGGTCGTCGAGTAGTCGGCGGTGTTCGCCGTCGCCATCGTGCCGAGGCCGGAGATGTCCGTATTGACCAGCGTGACGGCTCCAGTCTTGCCAGCGACCGAGGTCACCGGGGCAGAGGTCAGGTAGCCCTGGGCTTTGACGAATGCCGTAGTGGCGATGCTGGTGTCGTTGTCCGAAGTGGCGGGAGTCGGCGCCGTTGGGTTGCCCGTGAGCGCAGGAGACGCGATCGGAGCATAAGTTGACGCGGCAGAGGACGTAGTCAGGTATCCCGAGATGCTTGCGCCTGAAGGGATAGTAACGGTTCCAGTGAAAGTAGGGCTTTCGATCTGCGCGAAGTTAGTGCTGACCCACGACTCGGTGGCGAAGTTAAAAGAAGTAACCCAAGACTCCGTGGCGTAGCCCGAAAGGCTGGCAGAGGTGAGGAAACCTGAAGGGTTGCCGCTTAAAGGGTAGTAGCTTGTCGCGGCATCGGCGGTCGTCAGATAGGACGACATGCCCGAGATGGTCTGGTATGTCGAGGCCGCCGTCCCAGTTGTCAGGTAGGACGACATTCCCGAGATGGTTTGGTAAGTCAAAGCCGCCGTGGCTGAAGTCAGGTAAGGGGTCAGCGCCGACGAGGTGATGTAGCCCGAAGGGTTGCTCGTGCTATACTTGCCATCCAAGGCGGACTGGAGGTCGGTCTGGCTGGACAGCGTGCCGGTGATGCCACCCCAAGCCACGCCAGCCGAGTCCGTTCCGTTAACCCAAAGGCCTTGCGCCGAGTCATACTTGAGGACCTGACCGTTGGCGACCGAGGTGATCTTGACGTCGTGCAGCTCGTTGAGCTCGTAGCCGTTTTGAACGGCGACCAGAATGACGCCCTGCGTAGGGTGGGCTCGGACGACGATGCCCACGTAGACCAGATGCTGGGGAGCCGAGGGCTTGGTGGTCGTCCACGTTCCGGCAGTCGTCGGCGAGAGATACAGTTGAACGCCCTCGGTCAGGGCGGACGTGTCGATATTCTCGAGTTCGCCGCGAACGATGACGTAGCCGAACCCGTTGTTCGAGATGGCCGTCTTCGTGAAGCCCATGGTCTGGGCGGAGTTCGCGTCGTTGTTCGCCTGGGCCAGCGTGATTAGGGGACGGTTGCCCGTGGCTCCCGAGATGTAGACGATTGAGCCGGCAGGGATGGTCGAGCCGGACTGATTGCGGACGTAGACCTCAAGGTTGCGGGCGTTGGCCGTTCCGCCGAGGAGCCCAGCTTGGACGAAGGCGGTCGTCGCGATGGTGGTGTCGTTGTCGCCGAAGGTCGCCGTAGGGGCGGTCGGGTTGCCAGTCAGGCTAGGGCTTTCAAGGTTGGCCTTTAGGTTGAGCGCCGTCTGCAAATCGGTCTGAGACGAGAGGGTTCCCGTGATGCTACCCCACGTGCCGCCGACTCCGGGAGGCCCGGGGGGTCCTTCGGGGCCTTGGGGTCCCGTGGGCCCCGCAGGTCCAGGGACGCCGACCGAGCCCGTCAGGGTGCCAGCGACGACGCCCGTGATGGTGCCGGTGACCGTGGACTGGTCAGCCGCAAAGGTGCCAGTGATGGTCCCGAAGGTCGAAGCCGTCGAAGTGATTGTCGCGTCAGGCATGGCGGTCGCTTAGGCGGTGACGCTGTCGATGACGTTGACGCGGAAGAGTTCGGTGCGGGAGACCGTCGAGCCGGGGAAGACGAACTTGATGTCCCAGCGGCCCGTGCCGATGGCCCAGTTAGCGGTGTCGCCCGGGTAGGCAACCGTGAAGGACAGGCCGTCGACTGCCTTAGTCACGGTCATCGCGTAGAGGTTGTTCTGACGGTCTTCAAGGGACGAGCTGATGGTCGTCGTCAGGAGGTTCACGGGGCCCGTGGCACCCGGCGTCCAGGAGAACGTGCAGGCGAAGGTGTTGCCCCTCGAGACGGTTACGGTGTTAGAGCAGCTCATCGGGTCTGACTATGCCCCGATTGGAAGGGGGGGGTCAGAATGTCGTAAGCAGGCCGATGGAGATGATGGGGGCACCCCCCGTGCTGGTCACAGCCTGCCCTGCGGCTGTCAGGTAATCCGCCGTAATGACGAAACTGTCAGGGCCAGTAACGGTAACTGTCTCGCCGATTAGTTCGTCAGCTTCGCGCTGATCTAGGACGATATAATCTGTCGCGTCATTCAGGTAGAAGTCAGAACCAGTGAATACCACGTATGGCTGATACAGGGCAAAGACTTGAATGTTATCGCACCTGAAGAAGCCGTTGCCAGCGGTCGTTTTAAAGCCGGAGTGCCATTCTGTATTATGGCTTCCTAGCGTCCTGTCTTCCCCTCCGTTGCCTAGCGGAAAGCGAAAGCGACCCCATGTGGAGTAGGCTTCCAAGTCTCCGACTAGCGAGGCCATCAGATGCGGGCGTAGTAATACTTGGCCGTTAGGTCGCCGAGTTTCAGGCGGTCACCCCACAGGGAGCCGGTGACGTATTGGTCGACCGAGTAGACCCCGTCCCCTAGCGCGTTGACCTTGGCCAGGAGCAGGTAGCCGTAGGTGTCCGTGTCGGCAGGCAGGGTGCCGCCGGTATTGAACACCGTCGGGTAGGGGTCGTCTGGATCGTAAGGGTCAATCGGAGCCGTGGCCGGGAAGGCGTTGGTCGAAGGGTCTGGTCCGGCTCGCAGGTAGATGAAGCAGGACGAGGTCGACGCGAAGTCGAGGACTAGCTTGTAGCCTGCCGTCAGGTCGTCCAGATACTCGAACACCTCTTCTGTCTCGTTGTAGACCTGCGGCATGAGGTTATTGACCGTGCCAGGACAGATTTCGTAGGTGACGATAGTGGACTCGCCTTCGGTCACTTCCCGGACGTTCTTGACCTTGAACGGTGAGCACGTGTCTGGCACGGCGCCGTCATACATGTCGGCGAACTCCTTCTGGATGCCTAGCGTCGACTGATTATTGGTCGTCGAAAAGACGTAGCCGTCGCCGTTGCGGATAGCCATGGCCTTAGGTGGTCGCGGCGTAGTAGACCTTGCGGCTCCAGCCTTCGTTAGTATAACGGACCTCGTAGGAAATCTTCAGGACAGACCCCGCATAGCGCTCGACGTTGGCGTTGGACAGGAGAAGCTTGGGACCGAACTCGCCGTCGCCGCCTGCACCGACATAGGACGGGATGATGGACACGGCGAACACGCCGCCCCAAGTCCCGTTGTTTGACGAGGCTCCCAGCAGGTCCACGAACTCGGCAGGAGCGGAGGTATCGGTCGTGTATAAGAAGCCCGAGAAGGTCGTGGTCGGGGTGAGGTAGTTGGTCTTGCCGTAGAGTTCGCGTACGGTCGGGTCAACGAAGCCGATGAAGCGTCCGCCGGACTGTTTCTCAAAGCATGCGCCGTTGTCCCCGATGCGGGACTTGACGGGGGCACCCGTTGGGCCTTTGACCGTCGGGCCTAGGTCGCTTTCGGGGTAGTTAGGGGTCTCCCCTGGTCCCGCGCTACCACGGCCGGCGATAGGTCCTTCCCAGCCCGCAGCCTGATCTAGGAAGTTGATGTGGGTCGTGATGTTCTCGGAGCCGAGGGAGTTGCTGGCGACCATCTGCGGGAGCGTGTAGTTGCTTCCCGTGTAGGCCGAGTCGATGCCCACGTAGTCCACGGTGATGGTGGCCATGTTCAGCGTGTCGTATGAGACCCCTACCTTGTGGGCCTTCATATACGAGTAGCTGGAGTTCGGGTGTGACGAGCCGATGACGGCCACGTTGAAATTGCCGTTACGGTCTGACTTGAACACACAAGTCCCGGTCATGAGACCGTAGCCGTCGCCTTGGACTTTCCATCCCGGTTGCAGGATGGCGTTCACCATAGCGTTTCCGTAGTCGATGCGTGCCATATTGGTAGATTAGAGTGTGGACATGGTGGCGGCGCCGTATTGCGCCTTCACTTCCTGCTTCGTGAAGTCGGGTTCGCTGCTCTGCTGGCCTTGGCTTGCGATCTTGTCGAGCAGTTCCGTCTGCTTCTTGGCTTCAGCCAGAGTCTCGTCAAGCGCCTGAAGGACCGGGTTGGCGCCGACGCCGACGACGTTGGAGAAGCCTTCTGGAGCGCGGAAAGAGTTCTCCTTCGTTGCTTTCTCGGCTTCGAATAGGACAGCATACCTTTGCCCTTCTGGGCTTTTAAGGAACGCATCAAGGGCCAACTTCTGCAAGCCTTCATCTTTTGCCATATCTCCTTCAGTTAGCAAAAAACTGCCCCCGGCTGCGCGCATGATTTTCTTTCCTTCCTCGGTTTCACGAAGGAACCGTTTGGTCATTTCTTCGCGTCCTGCTTTGACTTCTTTTTCCTCTTTTTCGCGAGCATCCTTAGCCTTGAAGAAGTTGGCCATCTTGGTCTCTTCTTCGGTCGCAAGCTTGCTCTTGCCCTCGGCGATACGGTTGAGGCCGTCTTCTGCGAGTTGTTTGGCTTCTGCGATGGAATTGCTGACGAAAGCGATGATGCCCGAGATGATTGCCAGAGGTCCGGCAAAGGAGAGGAACACGGACGAGATGGTATTGCCAAACGCCTTGCCGATTTTGTCGAACTGCGACTCCACCTTGCCCGTGGCCTTGGAGGCGGTCTGTTCGACGGCACCACCTGTCGTGCCTACCTTGACCGTAGACGCGCGCTTCTCCAGGCTGGTGATTGCCTCCTTGGCACGGTCTACCGCCTGCGGGACTTCTGAGGTCGCCTTGATCTGAACTTCAAGAGATTGGGCCATCGGTCTTTGGGGGGCTTTCCTTTGCAGGATTGGAAGCAGCGAAATAAACCTCGCGGGCTTCCTCGTCCGCCATGAACGCTTCCTCCTCAGGGGACATGACGGACACGTCGGCGCCGTTGCGAACCCCGAAGGCCGTGTTCAGCCAGATGGCCTGACACTCCGGCATCTCCCAGGCACGCTGTTCTGGGATGCCGTTGGAGACCAGATTGGCAACGATGGCCAGAGGCCACGGGATGCCCTTGCCGCCGCCGCCCTTGGTCTTGGTCTGCTCCCAGAACTTCGGCCAATGACGGACAAGGATGTAGGACGAGAAAAGGTCCAACAGGCGTTGAAACTCCTTGGGGTCACGCTCGAGCTGGATGACCCGCCAAGTGTCCCTGATGCCGAACTTGCCGATTGGTTCCTCGGCGCACAGTTGCACAGCGAGGATAAGGTCAGCGGGTGTGATCGCGCGGTGGCCGTCGACGAGAGGGGACGAGAAGGCTTCCAGCCGCACCCGATACTTGAGGCACCACGGGTAAAGAGTTCGACCCAGCAACCGAAAAGGCGCCGGGTCGACATATGCACTTAAGAAGCGACGGTCCACTCCTTCGATGCTACCCCCTTCGCAGGGGTGTCAATTACGAGTAGGTGATGCCTTCGAAGTCGATGGCCGTGACCGTGACCGATGTGAAGCCCTTGTTCGAGCCCTTGTCGTCGACCTTGGTGATGACGCCAGCGAAGGAAGCCGAAGCAGAGCCAGCCGGATAGGCGGAGGCCGTGTTCACCGTGAAAGAGATGGTGGCGCCGAGCTGAGGGATGGACGAGGTCTTGGCGATGCCTTCGATGGTGATCTCCGACTTGCGGTCATCGAGGCGGTGGGTCTTGGTAATGCCCGTCTCATCGACGACCATGGCCTCGGCGTTGAACGAGGACGACAGGCTGTATGACTGCACGAACAGGTTGTTGACAGTGCCCGCGATACCGTAGACGCAGGTGGTTCCGTTAGAGATAGCGGCCATTTGTATTTGCCCCGATTGGAATTAGGCCGAGGGGGGCAGGACCACCAGCACATCGAACGAGAACGAGGTCGCCCAGGAGCGCTCGTCGATACCTTCCTCCTCGGACATGATGGACACGTCGTAGCACAGTGCATCGGTCGAGGCCACGAAGGCCGCCTTGATGCTGGTCAGGTCGCGCATATTGCCGGACAGGGCGGCGCAGCGGGCACGGTGATCGGCGAGGGTCGTGTCGTCAGCGTTGGAGAAAAGGGTGATGCGGACCGAGCAGGAATAGTTCCCCTCGCCCTCGGGCAGATCGGCAGGAGCCCTGGCATTGTCGCAAAGGACGACCGCCTTGGGAAGGGTCTGGATGGTCGCGTTGTCGCCCGTCAGGAACGTGACGGAGGTCAGCCCAGTCTGGGTCGAGAGGTAGGTGGCCAGCGTGGCCTCTACGATGTGGCGGATGGATTTGGTGCCCATGGTTATTTCTTGTTAAAGTTGTCGATGTCCTGTTGCAACAGCCTGCGGACACGGGCCGGCATCTGTTTGACGCGGTTGCCGTAGACTAGGCCGAGGACGTTAGCCTGGTCGGCGATGCCGTTCACGTTGCCGTCGGCATTAAAGATGATGATGTCCACGTCCTTGTCGGAAGACGAGATGGTGTTCTTGCCTTGGACGCTTTTATGCCGTGTGATCCATGCGGCGTTGAGCAGCTTAACGCCAAAGTCTTTCGGAACTCCGTTGATTACGGGCTTGGGAAGGGTGCGAAGAGCCATGGCCCAGCCGGACTTGATGGCGCCGACCGTCTTCTGCCTCTGCATGACATATCGCTCTAGGTCGTTCTTTTCTTCGGCCACGAAGCGGGTCATCTTGGGAATCCCGCTGACGTTGCGTCCGGCCTTCCAGAGTCGGCCACCCTCGCGCTGGTAGATGGGTTTGTAGACCGAATGGATTTCGGCGATGGACTGAAGGCTGGCTTGGTTCAGGGACTCGTTCGCAACCTTGTTGCCGATCTTGTTAAAGTAGTTCCGCAGCTTCTTGAATCCCCAAGGGGTGCCGAAACCGTTGTATCGGTCAGATAGCATGCGGGCTAGGAAGCCGTTGCCGTTGAGGATGGGCGAGTTCTTGGCCGCGACTTTCCAGAACAGGGCGGAGTTGTCGCTGAGTGCGAGGGAGCCGAGGCGCTTCACGACGCGAGCTCGCTGGGTGTCCTTGGTGCCTCCCGTCATAGGGACGACCACCTTGCCAACGTCTCGGTCGACCGCCTGCTCGCCTGCTTTCTTGGCTGAGTTGGAAAGTCCGTCGCCACCGCCTTTAGCCAGGGGAGGCGTGAACATGGCCGCGTCACTGCAAGCCAAGGCGGCTTGTTCAAGCGCCGCATCCCGAAGGGTCTGCTTGGACTTGGAGGCGTATTTCTGGATGGCCGCCATGAAGTCCGCGTAAGACTTCGGCTCGATGGAGACCTTGACCACAGGCTTACTGGTTATCGTCAATGACGACGAGGGTAATCCATGCCGACCCGGGCTTGTAGGTCTGGGTCGTGATGCGGACGGTTTTCCCGCCGGCCACGATCTTCTTGCCCTGGGCGAGGGAGGCGATGGGGGCACCCGACGAGAGGGTGGCCGCCGATGCCCCAATAGACCCGTCTGGCTGGCTCCAGGAGGCCGTTACAGCGGGGAGCCTTACCGTATACTGGGTCCGCTCCATATACCCCCCTGCTTCGAGCACGGTCGAGACGGCGGGGTCGGAGATGAGGCAGGAGAAGGTGATGGCCCCGGAGTTGGCCGACCCGGCCACGCCGAAGTCCGCGATCATCTCCTTCGCGTCCGCCAGAAACTCAGAATAGAGGCTCATCCTATACTTGCCCGCTTTGGTAGGGGGACAAAAAAAGACCCCCATCGCTGGGGGTCTCGTTTAAGCCTGTCCGGCTGATTAGGCCGTGGTGAGGCGGTTGAGCGAGGAGGCGCGACCGACAGCGGCACCGAACAGGATCGTCGCGGTGACGTTGTAGTAGCCGCTCTGCTCTTGGCCCATGAGGACCTGCACGCCGAGGCCGGTGTCGGCGTCGACAGCGTTGGCGACTTCGAAGCCCGGGATTTCGGACATCGGGAGGGCAGAGGCGACGGCGATGGCGTCAGCGCCGCAACCGAAGCCAGCGAGGGACTGCGAGTTGGTCGGGAGGCTGTTCCACTGGTAGACCGAGGCACCGGCGAGGGTACCGATCTGGCCGGAGGTCAGGATGCCCGCACCGAGGACGGAGTTGCCGATGATGGTCGCGTCGGCGAGGAGGCCGTTGGCGAAGGTCGGGTTCAGGATGAACGCGCGGGGCTCGGCGGCCTTGGCGGCGTCGAGGACGCCCTTGGAGGCGACGACTTCGGCGTAGCTGAGAGCGGCACCGACGTTCGTGCCCGAGGAGTAGTTGCTCGAGGTGATGAGGGCGCCGATTTCGGCGAGGCAGGCTTCGGCGAGGGCGTTAGCGGCGGTCGGGACGAAGGCGTTCGAGAGGAACTGAGCGCCATACATCTTGACGTCGAGGGGCGAGAAGCGGCTCGACACCTTGAAGTGCTTCAGGGTGACGTTCGCGGCGGTGATCGTCGCGTCGTCCTGGGTGAGGTAGCCGCCGGAGCCGAACTCAGTGGCGGTCGAGACGCCGATGAGGGGAACCTGAACGGTCTTGCCGGCGCCGGACTCAGCGGCGGTGAAGACGCTGGAGAAGGCACGGAGGGCGGGGAGCTTGCCCTTGAGGGAAGCGATGACGGACTCGGCCAGGATGGCCGGGGCGTTTGCGATGGAGTTAGCCATGGTGTGTTAGGATAGGTGAGGGTTGAGGGAAATTAGATAGCCGCCTTGATGATGGCGTGCTTGTGAGCGGCGAAGTAGTCGTTGCGCTCCTTGGAACCGACCGGGAGGGACAGGAAGGTCGCCATGTGGTCGACGGCCTCGGCGGTAGGCTTGCTGTCCGCAGGGCTGATTTCGACGGGGGCCACGCCGACGGAGGCAGCCATCTTCGCGGCTTCCTTGGAGGCGCTGACCTTGGTCGCTTCGTGCTGGGCGACGAGAGCCTTGAGGGACTCCGACTCCTTGACGGCCACTTCGAGGGCGGCGGCCAGATCGGCGAGCTTCGCGTCCTTGGCGGCGGCTTCGACCTTGAGGGATTCCAGTTCGGCGGCGGCGCCGACGGTCATCTTCTCGACGGTGGTGCGGAGGTCGTCGCGCTCGGCGGTGAGGCCCGAGAGAGCGGCGTTGGCGGCGAGCAGCTGTTCTTCGATGGTCATCTTATGTTTGCTAGGAATGGAATTAGTTGCGGACTGTTCGCGGTCGAGTTGCTCGACTTTACGCTCAGCCCATTCGGCGGTACGCATGATGTCGCCGGAGGTCGGACCGCCCCAGAGAGCCCACGCGACAGCACCCGCTCCAGGGAAGTCCTCGCCGTCTGGCTTGTTGTTCGGGGCGTCCATGTCGCCTTCGTGGCGACGGAACCAAGGCCCCATCCGGCGGACCTTGTCCTCGGAGACGGAGCCGTCAGCCATCTCGCGGGCTTCGCGCAGAGTCTTGTCCGTCACGCCGTCGCCGGACTTGCCCTCGGCGTGCCACTCAAGGCCTCGTCGGGCTGCCGTCTGGACGTAGTCGGGGACGCTGATCGCCATCAGAACGAACGCAGGGCGTCGTTGAAAGAGTCGGCCAAGCCAGTGACCAAGCCCTGGGCGGCGGCCTGCTTGCCGGAGAAGACCTGACCTTCCATGGCTTCGGCCTTAACCATCTTGCGCTTCATGTTCACGGCTTCCTTGAACTCGGCGTGAATCGTGTCGACGCCCTCTTGGAGGTTCGCCATCTGGCCTTCGTCGAGGCTCGTGCCTTCGATGCCGGCGCCCTTGAACTTGCCGGACTTGATGACGACCATCTTGATGCCAGCCATCTCGGCGGCCTTGGAGTAATCGGGAATCGCCATGTAGACGCCGATGCTTCCGACCGTGGAGGACGGGCTGGCGACCACGCGGTCAGCAGCCGAACCAATCCAGTAGGCGGCGGAGGCCATCTCGGAGTCCGTGTAGGCCAGAGTCGGCTTGCCGTAGTTACGCACCTTGTTGGCAAGTTCTTCGACGCCTGTGACGGTGCCGCCAGGGGAGGAGATTTGCAGGGCGACCTTTTCGACCTCGGGGTTCGCGGCGAACGCGTCGAGGGCTTCGGAGATTTCGTTCACGTCAGCGGCGCCCATCATCTTCTCAAGCGGAGAAAGGCCTTTGCCGATCACGCCAACGACAGGGATGATGCCGATGCCGTCGACCACGTAGGGCTTAGGGGCAACGCCGAAGAGCTGCGAGAGCATCTCCGTGAAGCCGAACTTCTCGGCGAGGACGGCGTGGTCCTTGGCCTTGGCCGGGTCGATTAGGAGGGGCTCGCGGCCAGACAGTCCGTTGGTAAGGAAACGCATGGTCTTAAGAATTGGGTTGGGCGGTGGCCTCGTCGGAGTCGTCGTCCTCCATGTCGTCCTCTTGGGATTCGACCTCGGGAGCCTCGGGGGCTTCGGGGCCTTCCATCTCGACTTCGCCGGTGATCGTGCCGACCGGGGTGTTGGACGGACGGAAGAGCAGCTCAAACGGGATGTCGTATTCTTCCGCGAGGTTCTTGATGTGAAGCATATCGGCGGCGCGCTTCTGCATCTCGGTGCGGAAGTCTAGGCCGCGCTGGGCGTAGAGTTCGCTCATCGAGAGGAGGCCCATCTCGACGTCGGCACGGTCGTTGGCGGCTTCACGGCCAGCGTCCACGGTGACGCTCTTCGGGGTCGTCCAGGAGACTTGATTCCACTGCGGGTCGTCGGGCAGTTCGCCCGCGGCGATGCCTTGGCCGATGATGTAACCCCACGTCGGAACGCAGAAGTTCTCAATCATGATGGTCTGATACTTCGAGAAGACGCGGCCAGCCTTGGCGGTGATGAGGCGAACGGTGGCGCCGCCAAGCTTGGATGAGTCGCCGACGAACTCGTAAGGCAGGACGCCTTGGGAGATGTCGCGTTCCAGCGCCGCGAGGAAGCCGGTGAAGGTGGCGTTCGGACGGTTGCTCTGGAAGGACGTCATGTCCTCCCCGGGCTCGAGGGCGATGAGTTTGCCGCCCATCGTGTTGGCGAGGTTGGCGTAGGAGCCGGTCGTGGTCGCCCCGAGTTCGTTGGCCATGTCGCCGTCGATGACGCCGCCGGCCTTCTTGATGATGCGGGTCACGTCGCCGTTGTCCTTCACTGCCTGCTTCTCGAGGGCGAGGATTTCCATCTCGTCTTGGATGGAGTTGATGGAGTGCTGGAGCAGGGGCACGCCACGGGCGCCGGACGCATACTCCTGGTCGACGATCATCATCATCGACTGGGCGAGAATCTGGCGGGACGAGCCGTCCGAGCGGTAGACGTTCACGGCGACATACTCGCCGAACGGACCGAACTGAATGCCGTCGTGCATACCCTCGGGGGTCTTGCCCTCCAGAGGGTCGCCGACGCGGTGGGCTTCCATCAGCTGAATCTTGGGGTCGCCGTTGGCGTTGCGGACCTTGGCGGCGAAGGAGTCACCGTCACGGATCATGCCGCGCAGCAGAATGGACTGGGCCTGATAAAACGAAAAGCGGTTCGTGATGTCGATGCGCTTGGCCTTCTCCGCGAAGTAAGCCTCGTAGCGTTCCTGCATCTCCGGGGTCGACGCGTGGCTCTGAGGCTTGATGCCGTCGCCCACGGTGTAGAGGCAGATGTCCGCAAGGATCTGCTTGAACAGGCCGGAGTTACGCTCGGCCCAGCGGCACTTGCGAACCATCGTCAGGCGGTCGTAAGGCGTCAGGTCGCGGCGAAGGTCACGCGGTTCGGCGCCGTAGGCCGCACGGCGGGCACGCGTCACGCCGATGGACTGCCAATCGCCATAGGAGGCGGACGGCTGCGGAGCGGCAGGCGAGCCCTTGGGCGTCTTGGGACGCAGGCTGACGGTCTTAATCTTCTTGCGGATGGCCATGGAAAGTTAGTCCTGACGGTTCTGCCAGTCGGTCGAGACGATCGTGCGACGCAGGCCGTAGGTCGCCGGGTCGAGGCGAGAAAGGGCGAACATGGCCTCCGCAAGCATCTCCTTGGGAGGCATCGCGAACTGCTTCGAAGCGGACGAGCCGGAGTCGGAATAGGACATCAGGGTCTTGCCCTCGGTGATCATGGCGACCGCCTTGGCTTTGATGTCGAGGAGTTCGCACTCCGTCAGTCCGATGAAGAGTCCAGAGGCCATTTATCTTGCCCCGATTGGAAGAAAAGGGGGGTTAGCCGCCCAGCCCACGCCACAAGCTTCTTCCTCCTGCGACACTAAACGGCTAACCCTTGAGGAAAGTCTGCCCAAGGTCATGACGGTTGCAAGTCGGTTTCGGCGGTTTCCCTACCAGCGATACCCCAGCGGACGGCGGCCAGCAGGGCGAGGATTTCGCAGTCCATGGCGTGGTTGTCCCGTTTGCCCTGGGGAAGTATCCACTGAGGCTTGCCCGTCCGGCGGTCCTTCACGCGGACTTCGGCGTTCAGCTGCTCGACGTATTCGGGGGTCGCGTCCAGCGCATACGTCCAGACCTTGCGGGCGCGGAGACCGTGCAGGAGGTCTTTGCCGGCGGTGTTCGAGTGCACGATCAGGATGGCCCGCTGCGGGATGCCAGGGACGACGATGGACTGCTTCTCGGAGTAGAAGCGGCGGGTCGTGTTGCCGGATTTGTCGGTGACGGCGAAGTCGTCGGAGCCTGAGCCCTTGGCCGTCTTCCAGTTGCGCTTGGCGGTTTCGCGGTAGACCTCGGTGGTATTGTCGCCGGAGTCGACGAGCACCATGGCGTGGTGAACGCCGTGCTGTTTGGCAAACGCCTCGACGTTGCCCCATGAGTCGATTCGGGCGAAGGCCATCAGGCGGCTATGTCCGGTCTTCGCCCATCGTCGCACCGTCACCCAGAAGTGGCCGCGCTGGACGTCGACCCCCATCGTGCGGAAAGGGATGCTACCCGGCACGGCGTCCTTCTGCTCGACGACGCGGGCCTTCGGGGTGATCGCGGCTTCGGCGTCCCACGCGTCCGCCATCTTGTAGTTGGCGGCTTCGGCCAAGGCGACCATCTCGCCGCCCTCTTCGCTCCAGGGCATCGCAAGTCGCTTCTGCTTGAAGATGCGTCTCGGCTCTTCGTCCCCGTATTGGTCGGCGGCCTCCTTGGCCTTTAGCATCAGCACGCCCAGCTCGCCCCAGCTCATAGAGGCCAGCGAGTTCCAGTGAAGGCCGATGTGCCCGGAGTTCGCGGCGACAGACGTAGCCACAAACGTGCCACGGGCGTTAGCCTCGAGACGGCTGGCGTTCGTGTCGGGCAGGAGCGTTCGGCAGGACGCGCACTCGTAGGTCGTGCCGACGCTGACCTTGTGCAAGTCCCATGTGCCCGTCGACTTCGCGTCCTCGGGGAATCTGATCTGCTCCCAGACCCATGGCTGTAGGTGGTCGCACTTCGGGCACCGCATATTCCAGTCTCGCTGGTCCGTCGTCTCGTGCAGCTGATGGAACTCCTGCCCGGCACGTCCGCCCTGCGACATGAAGATGCGTTTGCCCATCCAGCCGAACGCCGTCACGCGCGCGCTCAGTTCGGCGAGGTGCCCGGGTGGTGCCATCCAACACTCGTCGGCGATGGTGTAACGTAGGGACAGGCGCTGAAGGTTCGCCTCGTTCCAGATGCCTCGGCAGTAAAGCGTCATGCGGTCGAAGTCCGCGGTCGTCGAGCGGTCGAGGTCGTCGCCCGAGATACGCGCCTTCACCGGCGGGCAGTTGTTCCAGACCGGGCGGAGGTAACGCAGGGCGAAGTCCTTCGCCTCGGGGTCGGTGGCCTGAAGCACCATCGTCGGCCCTGGAGCGTTGGCGATGATGTGGCACGTCAGCAGGCGGGCGAACAGCGACTTGCCCGACTGGATGCTCGCGAGGATGGTCAGCAGTTTCGTCTCGGGGTCGGCGGCGATGCGTAGGGCTTCGGCGATCCACGGCGTTCGCTCCGAGCGGAACGGCCCGGGCATCGGCGAGTCAGGGATGGCCAGCACGTTGGACTCCAGCCACTCGACGACGTCGCCCGAGTCCGACGGACGCAACACGTCCCGACCGATGCGGAGCAGGTCAGCCTTGTTCATCGGCAGAGAGGTCAGCCTTCACGCGGCGCACCCAAGCCTCGAGCACCTTAACCGCCTTGGCAGGGTTCTCGGGGTTGCATCCTTCGGCCACGTCCAGCGCAAGCTTGTCAAGGCGGTTGACGATACGGGCCGTCATGTCCCGCATCGCTTCGCCGGCTTCCTTCGCCGAGATGTAATCCTTGGTCAGAATGAGCCGACGCTCCTGCTCCTCCTCGAGGGCGACCAGAGTCTTCAGCGACTGGTTGTAGGCCGTCTGGTACTTCCCCTGGTTGGGGTCGCCCCCTTCCATCGCCGCCTGCCAGACGCCACGCGCACGGCTCACCAGCGTCCGATGTTCCGCGATCGTGTCGGCCAGCGTCCCGTCGTCGAGCTGCGCGGGTGCGGCCTTCGGTGCCGCCGCACGTTGCACGTTCGCCCGG